GTTTCCCAGTCACGATCTATGGACAGTAGTGTTTGTAGCTATTCTTCTAATGAACTTTATTCCTTCTATGCAGGACGTAATGGCACAGGGCTTTGCTAATCTTGAGACTACACCAATGTGGGTGCAGTGGGGTATGTATGCAAGTATAGCTGCCAGCTTTGGCATTAGAACAATGAGAGGATTTAAAAAGTAATGGGTTATGTATTAGGCAAGCGCAGCTTGCAAAAGCTAGGCACTGTAGATGATAGGCTTCAACGCATTGTTCAGTATGCTATAACTGTAACTAAGCAAGACTTTTCTGTAATCTGTGGCATTCGCACCAAGGCTGAACAGCGTAAGTTAGTTGCCTCTGGTGCATCGCAGACCATGAAAAGTAAACACTTAGATGGTTTGGCTGTTGATCTTATGGCTTACAATGGCGGCGGTAGATGGGAGCTTAATCTATATGACGAGATAGCTGATGCTATGGCAGAGGGTGCCAGCTTTGAGAAGGTGCCTTTAAGGTGGGGTGCAGCTTGGCACATCAATGATATTGGTAGTTGTAATACTGCTGAGGGTGCAATGAATGGTTATATAGATTTACGCAGATCGCAGGGTCGCAGACCATTTATAGATGCACCGCATTTTGAATTGATGGTATAGAAAGGCCCACTAGGTAGCTAATCCAGTGGGCCTCTGATAAGTCACAAGGATGTAGTCTGTGCTATCACTCACAGGGTAGGCCTTGCCTTATCTGAGGGTGTTATTAGTAATACCAGACCAAGCGACCGCCCTCTGCGCTATAAAAAAGGGCGGTGACGCAATGGAGAAACATCACCGCCCAAGGGAGGAAGATCATAAGACTAGGGAGAAACTACAATCTTATGCGGGTGACTACGACATACCGCATAATCTTATACAACTCAATAGACTTATATGTGCTTCCACCAATCGTCTGCTATCTCTGGCTCTACTGGCTCTACTGGCTCTTTGTAGTCAGCCGGTTCTAGCTTGTAAGCATAGAGTCCGTTGCCTTGATATCGTCTTGATACAGTACGAAAGCCAAACTTCTTCTTACGTAAGTCTCGCAATGCAGCGCTTGCACTTGCCTCTGGTGCGCCCGTTGCATTGCTCAACTCAGATAGCGTAACCCAATCATTTTCCTCCATGTATTGTTTTACTTTTTGTAACTGTGGCATGAGCCTGTTGAAGTCACGCTCATGCACATAGTCATCTCCATCAAAGTGTGGATCAACGCCCATCAGAACGGCGGTATCTCGTCGTCAAAGTCTATGTCAGGCACCTTAGCCTTATCAAGACTCTGAGTTTGCTGCTGCTGGCTTTCTGAGAGAGCGAGAGACATATAGTTGCCACCATCCTTAGACCTCTTCCAACCTGCTAGTTTTAACTTGGTGTCATCTACTGGCCCTGAGTAGTCGGGTGCTTTCTCGTTGCCATTCTTATTGTTCTCAAACATAACGCCTAGCTTTTGATACACCTCAATGATCTTCATGCCAGCTTTTGTCTGATCTGCTACAAGTACGATCTTATTATCGTTGCCCTGATTGTTGAGCTTGCCCTGTAGTATCATGCGCTGCGTATCAAATGGTTTGAATGCTGCGCCTGAGTTAGTGTTGTCGTACTCTGCCATGCTTTTGGCTCCTGTATTTACCAGCTATTGCCAGCGGTTTTGCTGCCGCTATCTGCGGCGTACTTGTTGCCATCCATCTTCCCAAGGAAGACGTCAGCGTTAAACCCTAAGTGTGATAGGGCTTTGGTTAGGCCGTCAGTGACAGCCATCTTCGGTGCATCCTCGGCAAGTCTGCCCTTGGCTGCATCAAAAAACTTACGGCACCCAGTAAAGGGGCCAAAGGCATTGATCAACTCACCGTGCCACACCTGTACGTCTGCAACTACAGCCTTGTCACCGTTGGATAGATCAATGAATCTAGTCTGATTAATCCAGCCCCATCCTTTACCAATGGGGCCAAACTCTGCAGTAGCGCAGCGTATCTGATACATAGGGTCAATAGCTGTAAATGATCGTGCGCCAAAGCTCACTTGCTTTAGGAACTTAGGATCTGATTGCTCAACCCTGTTCCATATGTCTAGGTTATCCATCTACTTCTCCATTATGCAGTGTGTTAATGCCCATATTGTAGACACACTCTTTGTAAAATGCCTCTACCTCGTCCATATTTTTTATGTCACGAAGGCGCTCAGTTACATACCGTAGATTAATAGCGCCTACACGCTTTTGATTAAGTTTTTCTCGTGTTTTATTTTTGGCTTTTTCTAAAGATAATTCAAATTCTTTAGTAGCCTCATCAACTTTCTTAGCTAAAAGCTCTTTATTTTTTTTACTTGGACGTCTGGGCTTGGGGTAATTGGGCTGTCCGGGAAGGTCAACCATGTGCATTCTCCTTGCGTGTTGATATTCTAAGTGAACCGCGCTTGTCTCTGCGTATAGTCAACAAGTCACAGTACACTTCCCGTTCATTATCTCCCACCATTTGCTTGAGGCTTTTCTTGGCTGACTCAAACGATTTGGCATAGGCTTCGTTGTCAATGTAATCGTGAGCTATAGATGTAAAATGATTATCGCCATTGGCATCACGCTTAATCATATTATCTATAGGTATGCTATCTATCTTCATAGTTGCTGGCTGATCGTAGCCAAGTGGCTCTGTATCTGTATCTACATGATGCCAGAATTGTTTGATCGCAGTCATCATAAGGTTAAAGTATGACTCGCTCCATGCAACATGCGAACATTCCCATTTGTTGTTGCCAAAAAAAGCAGAGAGGAAGCACCCGTTTTTGCCAGACAGCTTCATGTAACACTGCAACTGTGGCATGTAGTATTCAATCAACGCATCCATAGTGTTGTATGAATTTGTATGCTTGCACTCAACGATAGAGCCATGGCACATGCCATCAATCGTACCTTTCATAGGTACGCCATCAACATTGCGTTCATACTCATACTGATGATTGTGAATCAAGTAATCATTCAGGTAACGCTTGGGCATGTTCTCTTCAAACCACTGCATGTTGAATGACTCAGTGTAACTACCCATGCGTACCGCAAGGTTGTCATTAAGATCGGGGCTAGGTATCTTGCCCGTCTTGATCTGCCATAGATCATGCCAATCTCCCTGCATAATTTTCACACAGTCAGACCCACCTATAAATCCCGTACGTTTCATAACATTCTCCTTTGTTATCAATGCTATTTGTACTGCATATGTGCAGCAACATCAACAGCTATTTTAAATAATTCCTCAAGCACCAGCACCAACTCGCTGCGCCATTGGGATATACTCATGTCTTGCTTTCTGCCACCGTCCCTTTCTATCTGCATTTCTATCAGGTGATTCAGTCTCTTCACTCGCTTCTCTAATATGCCAATCCTGTTTAAACGTGTTGTGCTTAGAGGTAAGCTCTTCAATCGTTGCATTGGCGGTCTTGTCACCTTGTTCCTCCCTTAGTCTAGTCTCGTAGGTAAACCTGTATTCATCCAGTTCATCGTCTGTAACTGTAGTTGTATTAACCAAGCCGTGTGATAGCCGACCATATAGATAATCAACTGGCACATAGTCTTTAGCTTTGATTCTTTTTTCTATGGCAGTAAATGGATTAAAGTCCCATTCGCTCTTACCTTCTGTAGCTACAGCACGATTGGTTTCATCAGCAGCAGACTTGGCAGCAGTGACAAACACTTTGACAGACGGCCAGTTACGCGCTCCATGGATGGCGCGTACCTGTCTGTCTGTTCTTTCTAAAAACAAATCAATCAAGCCATCGTTGACATGATTGGGCATGATGCCATTAACGTCTTGCACAATGAACTTCATCTCTTGCAATAGAGTTTCGTTAGTCATGCCTTGCGGTGGTGTGTACCGCTTGAGTGTAGCTTGCAGCCACTTGCCTATGGCTTGTGTTCTATAGTTATAATCAAGTTGTGCCATTGCGTTTGTCCTCCAAGCTAAACACATTATCATCCCACTGTGCATTCAGTATGTCATCAAGGCGTGAGTCATTGTTGCTATCAAAGTGTGATAGATCATCCTCCCATCGCTCTGCGTTGAGCCATGTAGCAGGGTGAGGAATGAAGCGTATCTCTGTGTTGACACTAACTAACTGAAACTTTTGTGCAGCTTCTATAATTACTTCTGCACTTTCTATTTCACACGCTAATGTAAATGCTGCACGCGCTACGCCCTTACCTATTCGTCTTGGGTATGATTGCCAAAATAATTTAAACTCTTCTGAGTCTGGAACCCTTGGCTTTCTTGCCATGTTATTCTCCTTGTATAATTTTCTCAAACTCTTCGCCCGACATGATGACTAAGGTTTGAGGTTTACCCGTTCTTCGTTTATAAAAGGCTATGTCTCTGCCTTCTAAGACAGTGAATGGACTAGGGAAGTTAGACTTATCTCTGTATTTAACTTCACCTACCAGCCATCGCTGTCCGTCCAGTGTGAGGTGAATGTCTCCGCTCCATTCTCCACCGAGCGCTCCGCTAAGGGGGACTCGCTTGCACTCAACACCGATTGACTTGAGCCATTCAACGAACCATTTTTCATGGTAAGTCCCTTTGTTTTTATTTTTGTTTGCCACTTGTCCTCCTCATAGCAAGGCATGCACAGAAACCAATGCGTCTTAGGATACTTGCCCGATAGTATAGCTACATAGTACCTACACTCTTGATCGCAATGATCGCAGTAAGCTGACTTACCTTTGTTTGATTTGTAACTCACAGTCTAACGCATCAATCCAGCATGATAACATAAAACCACTAGGTATACGCTTCTGCGTCTCCCACTTTTGCACTAACCCGTCTGAACATCCTATCTTAAAGTCTAAATCATTTTGAGATAGCTTTAAGTCTTTTCGCCTACTAATAAGTTCACCTATTATGTAGTCGTAAGGTTTCATTTTGGTGGGGTAAGTTTACGTTTGTCGTAATTAGGATGTGCGCCCATTAATAACTCTAGCATTCTCCATACTTTCTTAGCTGTACTGTACCTTAACTCTGAACCATTGAGAGTTCTGTAGTATGTAGAAGTAGGTACACCAGCTTTGATGAAGGCTTTAGCCAATGGTACATTAGCTTCCGCAGCTTTCTTAATTAGCATGTCATAATAACTATCCATGCTATCTAGTACTGCGACTATGCAAACTTGGTCAAGTGATCTTTGATTAATTGCTTTGCTTTTTCTGTCAAAGAATACTCCATTACTCTGCCTGTACTGGAATGAAATACTAAACCTTCTCGGTTAAAGTAAGTGGGGTGCATTCGTTGTAGCTTATCCACTGCTGACTGTCTGCTTGTGTTTGATACTTCTGCAAGAGCTTTAGTCGTTATCATCTGCTTGCGTACTTCAAGTATCTTTGCAGCTAACAGTAACTTCATGCGGTGATTCGTAATTGTATCTGCCATTCCGTATCTTTCTTATAAACCTAACGCCATGATCTATAGCGTATCTTCTAAGGGTTGCTTGTTTAGTATTTAAGATACGAGCCGCTACATCCACAGTGTAATTATTACACAATGATTGCAGCAACTCTATCTTCTCTCGCTTGTGCCTTGCTTTAATCTCAGGCCAAGTCTCAAGATAATCAGCCATCGCCCCCGCACTCTTGGCAGGTTTCATAACGTGTCTCTATGTACCCACCATTAACATAATCAATAACAGGTACATCCTTTTCCGTTACGCCTTTGCCATAGCAAGTACCGCAGTAGCTAGGCTTAGGTAATTTTGCGTATGCAGTTACCCAATCATCAGTAGGGTATGTCATCGTCCATCTCCACTAAAGGCTGTTGATCTTCCCAAGCCTTGGTTGCACGTTGAATAAATTTATCTTTGTTGAAGTTGGGATTGGCTTGTTTCAACTCGTCAGCAAAGACATGAAGGTGAGACGGCCAGCTAACTGACCGCCCCAACATATCAGCTACAAACTCAAGCTGCTGTTTGTGTAGTATCATCTTTATCCTCCACGTAATGATGTGAAACAGCCGTATCAATTACAGGGAAAAGATCTTTACATTGTTCTGCATATAAAGGAATTTTATGCTCAACAATATTACCCTCATAATCTTTGGTGGTAATCATAAGATTGCGAGAGCTAAAGTTATTGAATAACTTAGTAACTTGAAACTCAATCTTGATTACGCTGTGAATACTTAATGAATACATGCGCTTTCTCCTTACGCTAGTTCTAACCATGACTTGTGCTTCATGGCCTTAATGATAGCTGCTTCACGGATACGTCTCGCATTCTCTGGCGACTTGGCTTCGTCCGTGTGTGTAGCCCATGATGTTAGACAGTTATACAAAGCCCACTTGGTATTACCTAACTGCGCTCGCTCATTATCAAAGCCACCCAGTAGATTCTGTAACTGCCTGTCATTAAACTTAGCATGACTTGCCTTGTGTTGTACGTTACATACAGTCTTTTTAAAGAAGGACTCTGCTTGTTCGGTAGTGACAGGTGTACTTCTGTATGCTTCCCATACTCCCTTGCTATTAAGGAACATTTCAAGACCATCAGCTATCTTATGAGCCGAGCTATCTACGCTTACGTTAGTCGTATGCTTGGCCCATGTCTTAGCTACAGTATCGGCAGTAGTGCAGCCATTGAGACACCACAAACGAAAGCCCTCTGCTGATTGTTGGAAGGCCCAGCTACCATCATAACTATTGTATGCTTGAACACGGTATTGAATGTAATCATTTACTTCAGCGTCCTCCAACATAATGTCGTTGAACAATACCTCAAGCCGCATCTTAGCACCGTTGTCTGCAACGTGTGTCTTAACGCTGTAGTCTGAGCTAATGTTAGCCTGTTTGATTGAGTCCATAATTGAGTTGACCGCATCACTGTGCGTAATTGGTTTGTACTTAGACTTGTGAGTTCCAAGCGATTCACCTGTGTCAGTGCGTATTAGGTTACGCATTTTAGGTATCTCATTGCCACGCATGTCTAAGCATGGCTCCATGTCAATCGCAAAGTCCCAGTCTGTAGTGTTCATAGTATCTAACATTTCAATCTCCATTGATTGCATTTAAAATTAAAATGACCCGCTATCACAACAGATCATGATGTCACACACACACACCCCCTCTCCCCTCACTCTCAGAGAAGGGCCTCACCGCAAGCGCAGGGTGTGATGTTGTGCGCCTACTGTCCTATCGTAACGCTGTATTACCAGAGAAGGATAAACAACGTTACTACTATGATGGCGATACCACCTAGCCAATCGTCCCATTTCGGATATCTCATTGTCCTATCTCCTTGCCAGATTCGCCGCGCCAGCGGCGAAAAAATTTTAGGGCCACCGATTAAGGCAGCCCCATAGGGTTTTGTTATGTGGTGCGTTCAATCGTGATAAAACGCTGAGTCATCAAAGTAGGAATCAGCTAGGTCACCGAAATAATCCGCTGGCTCCTTGTCAAAGTCGGGATCATCCTCCCATGTGTTGGGTTCCTGTGTCATGCTGCTGCTTGCTCCCATGTGGACAGGTTTTTCTTAGCTGTCTTGTCATCCGCTGTTTTATCGGGGTCATCGTCATGCGTTTCCTGCAGGTCAAATGCCTTAAACTCTTTGCCAGTGTTGGCGTGGTGCACATCGGCAAGCGCAGTAAATAGTTGTTGCGCTAACAATAGTTCATTGTGTAGCTGGTCACATTTGGTTTCAACGCGCTGCTTATCGCCGTCATACTTATCACGCTCAAACATCTTGATTAGTTGGATGTTGTGCCGCAACTCTGCCTTGATACCGATAAACTTTTTAACGCGCTCGCCATTTACCTTGGTGTAATAGCTGGTTGATTTGCTATTGATCCTACGGTTAAGGCTATTCAGCAAGCCAGTAACAACGGCATATTGCCCCGCGCTGTGGGTGTTCCAAGTCTTCTGCTCTCTGCCATATGTAATGGGGTCATAGAAATAAGACGATAAACTAGCTGCCAGATTTACCGGCGATACTTCGGTTTCGTTTGCTGCATCCGATCGTGACTGGGAAAC